GGTAGAAGCATATCGTGTAGGTCTATATGAATGCCTTCGTCATCTTGTAGTATCTGGTAATGCACTGATTTACCTGCCTGAGCAAGGCGGCTTGCGTGTATTCCACTTAGACAGATTTGTAGTCAAACGTGACCCGATGGGTAATGTGACCCATATCGTTGTACTGGAGACTGTAGCACCTACCGAGCTACCAGAAGAAGTACGTGGTGAGATTAAGATGGAGTCTAACGAGAAGACCTGCGACCTCTACACCGCAGTCGTAAAGCAACCTGACGGCAAGTATAAAGTCTGGCAGGAAGTCAAAGGTGTGGTATTGCCTGAATCCGTAGGTGAGTACAAAGAAGACAATTTGGAGTGGATTCCCTTACGCTGGTCACGTATCGACGGAGAGTCCTACGGGCGTGGATTCGTAGAGGAGTATCTTGGGGATTTGATTAGCCTCAACGGACTATCAAGAGCAATCCTCGAAGGCTCAGTAGCCGCAGCAAAGCTTTTGTTCCTTGTAAACCCAAATGGCTCCACAGAGATCGACGAGATTACCGATGCTCCTAATGGTGCAGTAATCAATGGCAATCGTGAAGAGATCGGCACGCTTCAGGCAGATAAGTTTAACGACTTCCGAGTTGCACAGGAAACAATGTTCAAGATTGAGGAGAGACTTGCACACGCATTCCTCCTCAATAGCAACGTAGTACGGCAAGCAGAACGTGTTACCGCTGAAGAGATACGTATGCTATCACAGGAACTTGAAGCCACACTTGGAGGCTTATACAGTCTCTTGTCTCAGGAGTTGCAGTTGCCATTAGTCACCAAGACGCTCAATCGCTTAGTGAAAACCAAGAAGATACCTAAGCTACCTGAAGGCGTGGTGCGACCTGCAATTACAACTGGTGTTGATGCACTTGGTAGAGGTAATGACTTGAACAGGCTCGACCTCTTCCTTGGAGGAGCACAGCAAGTCGTCGGGCCTCAAGCTATCGCTCAATACGTATCGGTAGGAGAATATTTCAAAAGACGGGCTACATCACTTGGTGTAGATCCAGAAGGCTTGGTCAAGACCGACGAGCAGATACAGCAAGAGATGCAGCAAGCACAAATGGCACAGATGGCACAACAGCTAGGCCCGAATGCTATGAAGACAGCATCAGATCAATTTATGCAGCAACAAGAACTTGCCGCACAATCAGAGTAAACCAAAGGAAAACAAAATGAAACCAATAGAAATGCAGTCCTTTATTGGGCTTAAAAAAGTAAAAGCTGCTCCAATGACACGAGGGGAGTTTGCTGAATACATAAAAAAACCATGCGACTCTACTAATCAACATGACGAAGGCATGCTTGTAGAGTATCCTGTAGATCCAAAAAGTGATGTGAATCACAAAAATCATGCAGGTTATGTATCATGGTGTCCAAAGGACGTATTTAATAAGGCAAATCGCCAAGTTAATGGTCTTACATTCGGAGAAGCACTGGAAACACTCAAGCGTGGAGGGCGTGTTGCCCGATCAGGATGGAATGGTAAAGGGATGTTCCTTTTCCTGCTTCCCGCAGGCGACAATATTCCGACTAAGGTAATCCATGATCCCGCACTTCGCAAGGTTATTGAAACTGAAGTTAAAGGAGATACATTCTCAGCTCTTGGTAGTATCCGCATGTTTACTGCAGACAAAAAAATTCTCACAGGTTGGCTTGCGTCTCAGACTGATATGCTTTCAGAAGATTGGGTTATTTTAGACTAACCAATAAACCAAAGGAAAACATTATGGACAAATGGATAGTTGAGTACATAACTATTAAGAAAATACTTGTTTGTGCAGATAGAATGGAAGAAGCAGTTGATATAGCTCGTACTAATTACGATAAAACATACGGCAAATCCGATTACACAATAACAAAACTAAATAAAGACACGACTTTAGCGGCATTAGATGATGTCGATCTTGTAGTCAAATCAGGTCAATAGAAGGAAACATTATGGGCGAAGTACATAGCATTCAAATGCAGGAGCCACCTGCTGCACCAGTGGAGGAACCTAAACAGGAACCAACACAAGAAACACCTGAGCCTACTCAGGAACGAGCTACTCCAGAAAAACCTGAATGGCTTCAAGACAAATACTTAACCGAGGGCAGATCCATTGAAGATGCGATTCAGGAACAAGCCAAAGCATATACAGAGGCTCAGAAAAAACTATCAGAACGGCAAGGCATTCAAGACAACAAAGCTACCGAGTCGGAAGGCAACGTAAGTGAGCTTGTGAATAATGCCAGAGAGGAGTTCTTCAGCAATGACGGACAACTCTCCGATGATACCTACAAGGCTCTTGAGCAATCAGGAATGCCAAAGGATGTAGTTGACGCATTCATCGAAGGACAGACCGCACAGGCACAGCTCTACAACACACAGTTACAAAGTATTGGTGGAGAGCAGCACCAGTCCGCCCTTGAGTGGGGCGGTGAAAACCTTAGTGATGCAGAGATTGCAGCATTTAATGCGGATTACACATCAGGTGATATTACAAGAGCCACCATAGCCATGAAGGGCTTGCTTGCACAGTATCAGGTTGCCAATGGTAACCCAGGTAAACTACTGCAAGGCGAGACTTCTGGCACTGCTGGAGTACAGGCATACGCATCAAAGCAGGAATGGCTTGCGGATATGAAGAACCCGAAGTACAAAGCCAACGATGTAGCCTACCATGAACAGGTCAAAAAAAGACTTGCCGTCACAGATATTACTAAACTAAGGTAGCGATTCTTTCATAGTTAATTCTCCATTAACCCTAGCAAGGGGATACCGACCAAACTTTTCTGTTGTCATAATACCCATTCAAGTCGGTATCCCCTTTTAATTTTCACACAAAACATCATGTCAAAAACAAGCACCAGAAAAACAGTAGAACAAGAAGATTTACCAACACCTCGTAAAGAAACCCAACCACCACTCAAGGCAGGCGGGGAGCAGGTGATTGCCAATAAAACCAAAGGTATTGAGACTATCGGCAATCCTAACCAATGGAAGATCCTTTCGCAAACAGATGGCTTTACCGCAAGAGCAATGGAGATCCCTTTGGGAGTCGGATGTGTTGTTGCAGTAGAAACAAGCAATGGAGTTGCTACACAATTTGTACCGAACGTGGTTATCCACTCCGACATCAACGGAGGTAATCAAATCGGTAAACGGATTCGCAGAAATAGCATGCGCTAGTTGGTGTATTGTTATTACGAACTATGGTTATTGGGGCCACGTACTTTGGTTGTAGTGCGTGGCTCTTTTTTTATTTATGAACCAGTTAGACCAATTCATCAAAGCGGTGGAAGAGGAGTATGAACGCACCCTTCAGCTTGCATCCAAGAATAATGAAGATGGCTGGATTGAGCGATTCGGTCGATTACTTGCTATCAAGGAGGTAGCTAAGGATTACAGGGATACAGGAAAGATATTACTCTAATGGACAAGCAACACAAAAAAGTAAATTACCGTACAGGAAGCGATGTACTAATGAAGCAAGCATGTGCTACCTGTTGGTATCGGTCAATCTCACCAATCATAAAGATAGAGCAAGGTAAGCACCACTTCAAGGATGAGTATTCTTGTGGTCTGCTGGTGTCTATGGGTGCATCTACAGGAGTTAGCCCTTATGGGACATGCGATAGATACACGAAGACAGACCCGAAAGTAGCTTAACATGGTGATACAATTAACTAAAAAAATATTCGTAGGTTTTGTTATTGCGGGCAAAACCACCAATGAGGTGTTCGAGCAATGGGAACTGGATGCACCGACTCGACCACGATTTGGGCGAAATTGGTGGTATTGGCTACCTTCATTAAGTACAAACGGGGGGCGTTTCCGCTCGCATGAGAATACTGATATAAACTTCCATTGGTTCTGTTTCTGTATGTGGCTTACTGTCTTTTCTTGGAAGCGATAACGGCTTAACATAACTTTAACAAAAGAAAACACTTGCCAACATGAAAAACATAGTCCATTTGTGTAGATAGATTTCGTAAACAGACGTAGCCTCTTGCGGGAGATACCTAACGGAAAGTGAGCGAGATAACTTAAACCCTTATCTTTTAACTTCCAATATAGGAGACCCGATCAAATGGCTAATGAAGGCATTTCCGATCCATCACGGTTTGATGACAATCAGGCTGGCAGTGGATTCAACGACCTCTTCCTCAAACAATTCACAGGAGAGATCTTAACTACGTTCGACGAGAAGAATGTTTTTCGTCAACTACACACTACTCGTACCATCAATAGTGGTAAAAGTGCTACCTTTCCAGTAACTGGAATTGCAAGTGCTACTTACCACACACCTGGTCAGAACATCATTCAAGAAGGTGGAGCAAGTTCCACTTATCTGAGTGACATCGCCAAGACTGAAAAGATCATCACCATTGATGACCTGCTCATTTCTTCCACGATGCTCTACAACTTGGATGACATGAAGAATCACTACGACATCCGTAGTATCTATGCACGTGAGTTGGCGAAAGCCCTTGCTGTACGTTACGATACTGCTGTATGTAAGGTGATGATTGCAGCCGCTCGTGCGAGTGCTAACCTCACCCAAACCAATAAGACTGGTGGACAGGTTGACATTCCTAACGGCGACATCTCTGCACCTGGTACTACTGGTACGAAAGCGTCTTACGATGCTCAAAACCTTATCGAGGCATTCTATGTTGCTGCTGAACAGCTTGACAACAACGATGTTGACGAAGACGGTCGTTTCGCAGTTCTCGCACCAAACGATTACTACTCACTGATCACTGGTGAAAATGGTTCTGGCATGAGCCTCGTCTCTGCTGTAAACACGGACATCGGCGGAAGTGGTAGCCTTAGTTCTGGTAAAGTTTATCAGGTTGCTGGTATCAGTATCTACAAATCCACTCACATCCCAACCACGAACATGGATACTGGTACATCTGGTACTGCTACCGATGACTCCAACTCCAACAATGACGTGTTCGGATCTGGTGGCAATGGTTACGATGGCGACTTCCGTAATACGGTAGGTCTTATCGGACATACCTCTGCTGTTGGTACTGTTCAGCTTCTGGACTTGGCAACTGAGTCTGAGTACAAACCTGAATACCAAGGCACTTTGTTCCTTGCAAAATACGCTCTTGGTCACGGCATCCTTCGTCCTGAAGCAATGCTTGAACTCGTAGCATAACCTTCCTTCTGGTTCGGGGGTGGCGGGCATTCCTTTGTCCATAGTTAGCCTGCTGACCCCCTTACCAGACTGATACCATGTCTCTTACATTATCAACTAAACTCGAAGCCGTTAATGAGATATTAGGGGCCATTGGTGAAGCACCAGTAAACACACTGAATGCGGGATCAGGAAAACCCATTCAAGCAGTACAAGCAGAAACACTGCTCGATAACACCAGTAGGGAAATACAATCAAAAGGGTGGCATTTCAATAGCGAGAAGAAGTATCCGCTAACCAGGGCAAATGATAACACGATCACCGTGCCGAGCAATACGCTCCAAGTGGACACGGAGGTAGGTAAGTATATCGACATTGACATCGTGCAGCGTGGCACAAGCCTGTACGATAAAAAGAACCATCGTAGTACCTTTACGCAGGATTTGGAAGTAGACATCGTATTCCTGCTAGACTTTACAGAACTGCCAGAACAATTCAGGCAATGGATTACTATACGTGCAGCTCGCAAGATGGCAGCAAGATTCGTCGGAAGTGGCGAGATTGAAGTCTTTACGTTGCGGGATGAAATGGAAGCGAAGGCAATGGCAAGACGCAGTAATGCCAAGAATGCTGACCACACTATATTTGACAACGAACTGTCCACCATTACGCTTCGCAGATAATGCCACTCGTAAACAGCAGCATACCCAATCTGGCACAAGGTGTATCACAGCAGCCTGATAACCTTAGATTCGCTGGGCAACATGAGGCACAGGAGAATATGCTTAGTAGCGTGGTCGATGGACTACGCAAAAGACCATTCACAGAATTTGTCGGGGAATTAGGTAGTGATCGTGACATACACCCAGACAGCTTTGTTTACCTTATAAATAGGGACGCAAGT